ATATTACGTTTTTGAAAGAGGTAGTTTTGATTTAAAAACAGAGATTTGGCAAGGTGATTACTTTAAAATAGAATTGGATGCCTAACTATACAGAACGCACAGTATTATCTAAACCTCGCGACTTTGCAGAAGTTGCTAATAACGCAGGAAGTGGCGGAGTGGTAAACAACAATGTTACAGAAACAATTAATAATGTTACAGTAAATGGCTCTGCCGTTTCTATCTTTAATCAAGAATTTCTTGATACAACATCTGCTATATTAACATGGACACAGAATAGCGGCAAGTTGCCGACAACTAATTTATTAGCAGCTATTCACGTTTACCAAAATGGGCAGAAATTAGTAGATAGCCAATATTCTATTACATTACCTGCTACTATTACCATAGATTCTAACACGCATTATGATGGAAGTAACTACATTGTTTTTGCAATAAATATAAACTAATGGAAGAAATAAAAGCACCAAAGAAAGAAAGAAAGTTTTTAAAAGGACTTGGCGAGATTGCCCTTGTACTTATCCGTGAGCTTGTGCTTGGCATTGGCAAAAAGGTAATTAACAAAGTAGGCAATAAACGAGAAAAACTTGTTATTGCCATTATTATCCTTGGCTCCTCCGTTGCCTTTGCCCAATACCCAGCAACTGGAAATAAGCAAAGATTAGGTTATCAGACTACGGGCGATGGGTTGGTTTTTAGGGGAAGGTCAAACGATACAACGGCATTAAAACCAAGCAGTTTAAATAATGCCTACCATCTATTTGACACAGTTAACAACGTCTTATTTAGCTATATAAAGACTAAAGGAGGATGGCAATTTAATAATGCAGACACAGTCATTGTAAACAACAATTTTTCACAGCCTGTTGATTCATTATTTTTTAAAACAAGTGTATCTCCAAACAATTTGGACACTGCTAAAATGCGATGGGATTATGAGTTAGGTACGGTTGTTTTAGGAATGTACGACAAAGTGCCCAATGAAATAGGATTTAAAAACTTTTGGCTTGTTAAAAATCAAACAGGATCAACTATTACAAAAGGCAGCATCGTGTATGCTAATGGCACGGTTGGAGCAAGTGGCAGAATAACAGTTGCAAAGTTTATAGCCAACGGCTCAATAGATGCAAAATTGCTATTAGGAATAACCGCACACGATTTAACTAATGGAGAAGATGGCTATGTTATTTCCTTTGGCAAGATAAGACAAGTTAACACCGATACCTTTGCAGCTGGTGCAATCCTTTACCCTTCGCCAACGGTGGCTGGTGTTTGGACAGATATTGAGCCAGTTGCTCCTAACATTGATATGCCTATCGGCTTTTGTATAAATTCTCATGTAAATAATGGTACGATTGGTATTCGTGTAGCATCGGGTTATAGTTTAAATGAATTGCATAATGTGGCTATTTCTTCACCGGTTGAAAAATCAAGTTTATATTATTCTGGTGGATTATGGCGCGACACAACTGCGGCATTGTTGGTCAGTGATACGGCAAGTATGTTGACAAATTATTTACGTACAGGTGTTGCAGCTTCGACTTACACACCTTTAACAAGGTCAATATCTACAACTGCACCATTGCAAGGAGGAGGTGATTTATCTGCAAATAGGACATTTTCTATTACACAAGCAAGTGGAAGTGTAAATGGATTTTTATCAAGTACAGATTGGACTACATTTAATGGCAAAGGAAATGGCACAGTTACAAGTGTTAGTGGTTCTGGTGCAATATCAGTTGCAACTGGTACAACTACTCCAGTTATAAGTATAGCAGACGCAGCATTTGGTACTGCCGGAATTGTTACATCAACAGGTACACAACAATTTAGTGGTGATAAAGTATTTGAAGGCATAACACAATTTAACGGAAGAGCATTATTTAAAGATTATACCTACACTGCAACAAGATTAGCAGGATTATCTTCTACAGATAGATTTGCAACAGTCGGAATAGGCACAGGTCTATCTTTGACAAGTGGCACATTGTCTGCAACAGGAGGCAGTGGCACGGTGACAAGCGTTAGCGCAGGAAGTCCTGCAAATGGTTTAAGCGTTGCAACAGGAACAACTACACCAGTTATATCAATGGCATTAGCTGGGAGTGGAACAATAGGAGTTGTAAGTGCTACTACACAAACATTTGGAGGAAATAAAACATTTACAGGAACAATAGATGTTTCATCAACTGGAACATTTGGTGGTAGAGTAAATACACCATGGTTAGAAAGACAATACACATATTCTACAAGCTCCTCTTTTACCGTTAGTGTAAATACATCATGGTTAGATATAAATACAAGTGTTCTTACAACTTTAACTCTTCCAAGTGCAGCTACATATCCTGGCAAAGAGTTGCATATTCGTCAATCAGGTACAGGGCAATTACAATCTGCATCATCTAATGTTATACCTTTTACTTCAGCTCCTACTGGTAGTACAGGTACAGCTATTTTAAATCCAACAAATAATAAAGCAGTTACTCTTGTTAGTGATGGTGTAAATTGGATAATCATGCAAAGAAGTACAAATTAATAATTTAAAAACTATGAAATCAATAATACTAAAACTTTTTTATCAAGGCTACGAGTTTATTGCCTTCTCCCTGTGCTGCGGCTTCATTGCTTCGTTCTTCATCCCTATCAAAGGCTTCCTGCTTTTTACGGTTGCAGTTGTTTTTGCGGACACAATCACGGGCATAAAAGCGGCAAAGAAGGAAGAACAAAAGATAAGCAGCAAAGGATTGTATCGAACAACAGAAAAGATTGTAGTTTATTTTGTAGCCATCCTTATTTTTGAAGGTGCAAAAAATACCTTTTCAATACCTTTTCCAATAACCTACATGGTGGCAATGATGATCTCTGCAACAGAATTATTTAGCGTGGCGGAAAACATCAAGCGGATTACTGGCGTTGAATTAGGTACATTAATATCAAGATTTTTCAGACGTTAAAAACAAATAATCATGCAGACTAATTTAAAAGAGGTTTTAAAATCAGCAGACACAATCAAAAGTCCCATAGGTGACATTGCTTGTTATTCAATGAACATAGCGGAACTTGCCGGAGAGGTAAACGTATTTATGGAGGGCAATAAAGTCAAGTTCACATGGAAACAATACATTCAACTTGCTCAAATCATTTGGGATAAGATTAAAGAGACATCACGCGAATGTGCAGGCAAAGAAATAGAGGTAAAATTGCCTCCAAAATTATCAATCGTAGGCGCAGCTTTTGCACTGATCGGTTTTAAATTATAGGCGCAAAAGAATCGCTACCTTAGGCAGCCAAGGGCGTTGTATTGATTTACACCGCCCTTTTTTTTAAAAAAAAAACGATGTTAAAGAAATTATTCCCAAATACACATGAATTTTTAGATTTTCAAGTGTACCAAAAAGACAGGTATTTTTTACTTATATCGGATGTTCATTTAGATAGTGTTCACTGCGATAGAGTAAAGCTAAAAGAACACCTTGATTTAGCTTTAGAACGAAATGCACCAGTATTTATATTTGGTGATTTGTTAGACTTGATGCAAGGCAAATATGATCCTCGTTCCAATAAAGCAGATTTAAATCCAAAATACAATACTGCAAGATATATAGATGAAGTCATTAAAGATGTGGTAGAATTTTTAACACCATACAAATCTATATTAGCTTTCTATTCACCTGGCAACCATGAGACAAGTGTTGAAAAACGCATTGAATATGGCATAGTTGACAAAATTTGTTATCAGTTAGAAATGAGTCAAGGTAATTACTCTGGATATATTTATTGCAGGTTTTTTGCTTATTTTGAAGAAGGCACAAAAGTACCTTTAATTATTGGGTATCATCACGGATACGGAGGAGGTGGGCCAGTCACACGCGACACGATTCAGACCGCAAGAAAAGCCGTTTATCTTCCAGATGCAAATGTTGTTATTAGTGGTCATACTCATGATAGATGGATAGTTCCAATAACACGAAATCGCATAAGTCGTTATGGTGAAAGCATAGACCAACAATGGCACATTAAAACGGGAACGTACCAAAACGCACCAATAGATTTTAATGGCTATGCTATTGAAAAAGGTTTAGCACCTAAATCTGGTGCAGGTATATGGATGAAATACACCATTGGTTCTGACCTAAAATTAAATTACAATTTTCAATTTGCAGAATGAAACCAAATGAATTTTTAATATGCCTTGATGCCGGGCACGGTGGCATGAGAAATGGAACGGGCCCAGAGAAATATGTTACCTATCCTTCAAAGTGCTATCAACATCGCACAGGCAAATTTCATTCCTATGGATGGTTTTTCGAAGGAGTATTTAATCGCTCATTAGCTAATTATTTGGAGCAGTATCTTATTGATTATGGATTCCAAGTGAAAAAGATATATGAGCCTATCAATGACACAACATTAAATAAACGCTGCCAACTTGCCACATCCTACGCATCTGTGGCTAAACACTCTATCCTTGTTTCTATTCACGGCAATGCTGCCTCACCTACTGCCAGAGGTTGGGAGATTTTTACATCACCAGGACAAACTAAGTCGGATCTTCTTGCGACGTGCATCGGTGAGCAAGTTAAAACTGCTACACCAGGCTGGGTGCATAGGGCTGATTATACAGACAATGACTTAGACAAAGAGGCAAGGTTTCAAATGCTTACCGGTGTAGCCATGCCTGCTGTGTTGTCGGAAAATGGATTTTTTACTAATTATTCTGATGCTGGATTAATGATAGATGTTAATTGGCAGCAAAGTATTGCTAAAGCGCACGCAAAGGGCATCTTAGACTACGCAGTGCAGCAAGGTGTAGTGTGGGAATAAAAAAGGCGCAAGTATCTCTCTTGCGCCTCTTAGACACCTTAAACATCAACAAACACTAATTAACAACTATATTCTGCAATAACTTATTTAACATTCTAACCGCAGCTTCTTTGACATCCTCTTTCTCGTTGTTTATTTTAACTACCTGCCAAAGCAAAGATACCATTCTTTCTGGATTCATATACTCATAAAATTGTTTGTTTCTTTCATCTTTGGAATTGTAAAAAGATACAAGTGTTGATGCGGAGGATACAACATTATTTGTCCTAATTCCTTTTGGATACTTTGCTATCATAGCATCACAAAGTGCTATTTGCTTTTTATCCAGTCCATACGTTTTAGCAGCCATGTGTTCCTATTTTTAAAAGTGAAAGTTTAGTTTTCTCTTGTTTAATGCGATGTTCAATAATGCCCATAAACCATTTATCTTGCCTATTTTTATCTTTTAGTGATTCAGCTATATAAATCTTTTCAAGATTATTAAGACGTTTCCTAATTACTTTTTCCTGTATCATTTGAAATATGCTTTTGATATTAACGCTAATTGGAAAGCGTCAATTTCATCTTGTGATAATTTTTTGTTTCCAGTCACTTCGAGCTTCATTCCTTTAATTACAGACATGGCATAATCCAATGTCCATTTACTGCCTTTGTCCTGTGGTGATATTCCTTTTACAGTATGTCCGTACAACTCCAACCAATCAATGGTAAATCTACTGGCTCCTTGGTTCATGCCGACATTTCGGCTGATCTTTGTCCTTGCCCTGCCATCAACATATTTTCTAAAAGTAATATTTTGTAAAGATGAATCTTCAACCATTACCTTTATGTCTGTTGCCCATGTCAAAGCGTCTTTTGCCCAGTCAGCAAGTTTCTTGTATTTTCCAAAATAAACTTTATCTTCATCAATGATACAAACGGCAAAGCCATTTAATCGCATTGATGGGTCAATGCCTACGAATTTTGCCATAAGTTATTTTTTTATTTAAAAAGTTACGTTTAAAATATTTGCTTACAAATTTGAGCAATCCAATATAGTCATAGTATTTATTTTTATACTTCCATACACCTGCCAATGGGAAATACTCAAAGTTTTGCGTGCCGTAGGTCATAAACATGGTATTATCATAGGTAGTCCTACTGTATCCATCCCATAAATTAATGCCAGATAGTAAATCATAGGTTATAGTATCAATAGTGTAGGATTCATTAGCCTCACTGTAATACCTTCTTTCTAATAAGCCCTTATCTATTTTTTCAAGGCTCATAGTATTATAGGCAAAGAAATGATTATTTTGTGCTGGTAAGTAGGCAACTGTTAGTATAAAACAAACAGCCATTGTAAACTTTATCGGCTGCGTGCTGCTAATGTTTGTCTTAGTTACCTCCCTTACTACTCTCCTCCTTGTCCTTGGCTCTTTCACTCCTATGCCGTATGCCTCTATGCCTTTCTCTATAAACTGTATCTCTAAGACATAGCCAAAGCAAATAATAGCACCAATGAAGAAAAACATAGCGTAAAACTCGGCACCAGTGCTTTGCCCTTGAATGCTAAACCACAACTCCAACAATGCTATCACCGTAGCAGCAGCAGCAACACGCGGAGGGTATTTACTGCGTTTTTCGGATGGGTTAAGGAAATCAATGAACACAACAGCAAACCTGCCAAACTGGAGCATAAGAGAGGCAGGAATAGAAAGGAGTAGGGGAAGTGGAAGAAAATAAACGTTAAGAGCTGCGGTAATAAGGTATGTTAGAATTATACCTGTAAAAATAATCTTAGGCATTGAGGATGTAATGTCCTGGAATAACCATTCAAAGTTCTGATTGTTAAAGTTCTTTTTCATGTTTGTGATGTTTTAATAATTAATGATAGCAAATATACAAATTATATTTATATCTACAAATAAAATAAAAAAAAAGTGGGAAATAAAATACTTCCCACTAAAAACCACTAATCACTCGCTTTAAAAATTTCTTCTCTGCGCTTAAACATTTCATCTGCTGGCACAATGGTTAACTCTTTTGCACTTGTTTCGATGCGTAATTCTTTAAATCTTTCTATTGCCTCCGCTACATCATTAGCAGCTACACTAACAATGCCTTCTTTGTACTTTATTATAAAGCGATTTGTTTTAACTTCCATTAGTACCATTTTTTTAAAGTGTCAACAATAAAATAAATGGCATAAGATAAAGTTAAAATACCTCCAATGGATACAATGATAAGCGCAATGTCTTTGCCTAATTTGTTTTTTTCTTGTTCTGTTAGCATGATTATTTGTTTATTAAATATCTAATTAATTGCATCAACAAACCTAAACCAGTTAATAACGACACACTAAACCATATAACAAAATTAATTTGATACAATTTATCTCTTTGCTTTTCGGTCATGGCTATCTGTTTAAATAGTTTTTACTTGCTACCGGATCTTTGCCCTGGTCTTTATACTTTGCATCTGCCTTGCTGGCATAGTCGGTGTATGGCATTTCGCTAATATCGTGGTAGCAGATTTGGGCAATCTTCATGTATGGGTAAATCTTTACTGGCTGTACACAAACAAGCTCCAGAGTCCAATGGCCTTTGAAATTTACATCTCCAAATCCTGCCGTAACATGGACAAATAATCCTAATCTTCCAAGGCTTGATTTACCTTGTATAATTGGCACATGGCGCAAGGTCTCCGTATATTCAACGGTTGAGGCAAGATATAAAACATTTGGTCTTAAAATAATTCCTTCTTCCGGAATAATAAAAGGAGCATAAGCATTCTTCTTTCTTGTGTCAAGAATAGTATCGGTGTACATTAGCAAAGTGTTAGATAGAGTTAAGTCAACACTGTTAGTACCAATGTTTGCCTCTATCAATGGCTCAATGACAATGTTGCCAGCTGCTATTTCGTCAATGATTGTTTTGTCTGTTAAAATCATTTTTCTTCGTTTTTATACGTTTCGTTGTAATATTGTTCTGGTTCATTATTTAGTGCAAATCTATTTTGATTACTTCCTTGATTATATGCCCATATTATCTGCTCCTTTTCCATTTCTTTGGCTGTAATACATTTCATTTTTAACAAAGTTGTTGCCGTCAATATAGCATCAACTCCTTTTTTTAATGATTTATCTTTTTTGTTTAAATCAATATATATTTTTTGCATTTGGTTTATTTCCTCTATCAACCAATCAACTGCCGTTTGTTTGCTCATTTCTTTAGGTCATTTAATTCTGGATGAGTAAAATAAAACTCTGTCAACATTGCGGCATTGCACATTAGGTGTGCTGAGTGCAGTAATCCACTTTCATTGTCAATCATTTCACCAAGTCGCATTGCTTCCAGGTGACGCATAGCGGATGCAATCACAACAGAGAAGGGAAAGCCTTTCTGCCAGTTACCGGCAGGATACTTCTCTAAACCTTGAGTCCAAACCTTTGCATATTCTCTTTGTGCAATGGCTGGGCAAAGGTCGTAGCGAAGTTTATTTTCGTTTGTCCTAAAAGCCTTGTTTTCGTCGTATTCTCTGCCAGATGCTTTCATTAAATCGTTTACATTTATTATCATAGGTGAAATGCTTCTAAAGATAATATAAATTTATTTGTAAGTTTTAATTCATGCAGCATCTCCATGGCTATATACCTTGTTTCTGCTTGTGTGTCTTTTGTAATCCTTAATTTCCAAAAGTTTATGTAAGCTAATAGAGATCCTGTCCACATAAAAGTTGTTTCAAGGTTTAGTGGTAACACAGTGCGCGCTTGTTCTTTTGCCACTCCCAACTGCAACAGCTCATGGTAAGCAGTGGCACAATAATTAATAACAGCATCTTGTATCATTAACGCTGCATCATTGTCATACATCTCTAAATCTCCTCCGCTGCCTTGTTTACTGCTTTTACTCTGTAATCTAAAATCTTCTATTCTGTAATAGTTATCTTCAAAATCTACATATCTACCAGAAATACTATTTGCCGTTAATCCCACCTGGTGTTTAAACAACTGCCGCTCAACATAGATAGGGCAAGTTATCCGGTACTGTAATTGTGGATGGCGAAAAGGGGAAGTGTGTCCATGTTCTGCAAGGTATTTTATCAACTTTGCATTCTGATCTTCAGAGTAGTTACTGGCTTCCTTGCCAAATGAAACGCGAGCTGCGTTAACTACCATTTCATCATTGCCAAATATTTCTAATAGTTCTATTTTCATTTGTATCATTTTGTTGGTGTCAACGATATGGTTTAAAAAATGCCTGTCTATTTCCAGGCTGCCAATTCATCCTCTGACGCAATAAGATGATAAGAAATGTTTAATCAGTAAACAAAACATCCTACTCCGAGGTCTGCAAATGTCTTTAAGTAGTCATGTGACCGACTAATATTCTTTCCTGCCGAAAGCTACTAAGCAAAGTTCGGTAGTTATCACTGGTGATTAATAAGAGCTGCTTAACCGCTCGGCATTGCTCAAAGATGGCAGTGGCCTTGGGATACTTGCCTTTGACATAGTAATCTGTCAAAGTAGATGAGTGCTTTATTCTTTTATACTCATCCTCTGGCATGTCGCGGATGCACATCATAAGCAACTGTGAATAGATGCTTTCGTTGATGCCAGAGATAACAGTGTAGCGAGAATAGTAAGCAGATAACTGGCGGAGATACTCATCACATTCCTCAAGGTGTTCAGCACTTGGTGCAACCGAAATCCAAGTATTTAGCTCATCGCAAAAGGCTTTAATCTCCATCATTTGAGCATTGTACTCTTTCACTTTGCGTCTTTTACCGTTAGCAATGTAATTGTTTTTGTTTCTTCTGTAGCTACACCATAAAGTATTTCCTGCTTCTTCTGTGCTGCCAGTTGCTCTTCCCTTTCTTGTAGTTCTGGACTATGAGTATATGATTTCTTTTGATAAGTAGAGTAGCTTAATACCTTGTTATCTATTTGCACCATATATCTACTATTCTGCAACTGCTGCTCTATTTGCTTTCTATAATTATCTCTTTTTTCTGTGAAGGATTTAACACTATTGTCATACTCTACATAGGAACTAATAATAGCAGATAATTCTTCATTACAGTGCAGCTCATAGGCTTCCGCTATTTCCTCCGCTGCTTTCCTTATCCTTATCTCTGTCTTTGCCAAGTCTTGCATGGTGAAGGTGTGCTGATATGTTTCATGCACATCTGTCCACTCCATGCTTTTACCTTTTATTCTTGTCTTGTAATAGTCAATAAAACAAGTTGGTAAAATTGTTTGCTGCTTAAATAATATTAAACTATACGCCATCATTTGAAGGCTATTTTCTAATCTATCTTGTGTCCAGGGAGCAGTGCCTGTTTTAAAGTCTCGGATAATCTCAAAGTTTTCAGAGGCATTGTCAATATAGCCAATAAATTTAAAGTCTTTAAAATCATGTTCTAATTTATACTCTACATTAGGATATAAATAAATGTCTTGTAAAAAGTTAGGTGGAAAGTTAAAATCTCTTTGCTCACCTTTGACGTAATCCTCAATGTCACTGGCAAACTGTTTACCAAACTCCATCATCGGGGAAGGAGCATCGGGAATATTTAGAAAATACCTCTTCATGTAGGCAGAGGGATCGGACTCCCATAAGTTTATCTGAGAGATAGAAAGGTGTGGTCGTGGTAGTTTAAGCATTGTCTTCTGTTGTGTAAGGTGTTTCCAAAAATTTCTTTAAATCATGAATAAGGTAATCTAATGCTGATTTAATTATTTCTTCTTTATTTATATTGTTAGCTTCTATTTTATCTTTTTGAAATGCAATAGTATGTACTAATAAAGCTAATCTTGAACTGCCAGTTAATGCCCAGCTTTGTATCTTTTCTTGTTCATGGTCATAAAATGAAACATTGAACGGTGTTTTTCTATCTAAAGCCATTTTCTTTTATTTTAAAATTGTTAAAAAAGAGGCAGCGCAGTTACTGCCTCATTATAAGTCATTCACCTCAATTTCTGAAATACTTGTATAAAAATAGTGCTTGTTGCTGCCGTTGCACTTTCATGCGGAACTCCAGCCTCACTTATCTTATTGTAAATGTCAATGTATGCCTGTGAGTAAATAGCAGACATCTCAAAGACCAATGCAGCCAAGTCTGGCTTATCGCTTTGCTCTGCCTGTGCTGGCATTGTTTGCTGCTCATCTTCAACTACCTTGTATTTGCCTTTGTCATCTATTAGCTGTATGTTCTGCCCAGACTTGTACCTTTCTATCACATCGCCAGGCTTTCCGTACACTCTGACTTGGCTTTGATCCTCAAGTGTTACGAGAATGTTTATTGAAGGCCCATACTGTCCTTCCCTTGGCGCACCTGCACCGTATTTTACAATGCCTTTAACGATTTTCATAATCTTCCTTTTTGCAGTCTAAAATCTCTTGTTCGTATCTATCCCACACATCTGTGAGTTGCTCGGCTATCCAAGGCACATCCAGTGCTTCTGTCATGATTTCGTTAAATAACACTTGCTGGGCATCGTCAAGTAATTCGTAGCGGAAGATTTTGTTAATGGCTTTGTCAACATCTTCCTCTGTTGTGCCTTTGATGTGATAGTCATCCATGAGATAGGATGCAAATCGTTTGCTAATGTCGTTCATGTTTGTTTTTTAAAAGGTGAACAATTTATTTGTTTCGTAAATATACAAAGTATATATTTAATATACATAATAATATTTAAATTATTTTCATTTTTTTATCACTTTCCTCCACACTGCCAACTTTTGCGCAATCACTACAGCCCTCTTCATATTACCCTGTTCTATTTTCTTTGCATGGCTGCGGATAGTCATAAGGTCTAATGACTCTGGTGGCTCTTTGAGTGCGATGGCCTGTGCTTCTTCCCACAATGCTCTTTTCTCTCCTTCCTCGTAAGTTATCATGTCAAACTTTAGGCACATATCATACCAGTATAAAGGCACATCTTCCCATGTCTTACCGGTAAACTCTTTTATCATGGTTGGAAATTCTGCATACAATTTCTCTCTCTCCAATCTTCCGCGTTCCTCCATCTGTACCTGGTGCCTAAGTGCTGCTACTTCGTTGTCATGACTTGCTATTATTTTCCTCCGGTAAGTCATGTACCCATTTAGTATTTTACCGATGGTGTGCATATTTGCCTTGCCGTAGAATTTAACATCATCATCAAGTTCTAAAGTTTCTGCGGAGAACATACGAAAGGCTATTTCAATTTCATTAGTTGCTATTTGCCCAAATGTTTTTACTATCTCCTTGGCTATATTGGCATAAAAGGCTAAATCTCCATCAATGCCGTACATTGGAAACACGGAGCTGATAACATTCAATGTTTGTTTGTACGCGTCCTTTTGCTCCATGTTGGCAATGCGATTTGATCGGGCAGAGATTATTGCCTGCTCGTCGGAGTTGCGCGGTTGGTACTGTGTTAAATTACTCATTAGTGAATTGTTTTAGTTTGTGATAGGTTCTTTGGTACTCTATGTACTTTTGCCTTTCCTCAACGGTCATGGCTCTGTACTTGGCGCGGAGGCGTTTATTCTCCCGTTCCCGAATCATCTTGTAAGTGTATTCGTTCATGGTTGCGCGGTACTTCTTCATGTAATCACGCATATAGGCATTGCGGTCTTGTTTATTCTTCATAATTTTCTATTTCGTGTTCTACTTCTTCCCAATAGTAATATTCATCTTGGCTACCAGTTACGTCAATGTTCCACTTTTCCTTTAATATTTGCCTTACCTCAAACAAGGCGCATTGTTTTGCAAGAATGCAAATAAGGGTTTCATTGTCTAATTCACCGCCAATGCTTTGAATAAGGTTGTGGTAATGCACGAAAAGAAATTTAGCTTTTTTTTGAGGTGTTTGTTTCATAAATTTAAGTTTTTAATATAATAATTATTCCATATAATCATCATATATAGTAATAGTTGGTGTTTTATTTATAGAATCTCCATTATCAATAATTAGAGTTCCATATTTATCAATTAATTTATGCAAATCTTCTAAGGTATTTATATCAATAATGTATAACAATTTATCTTCTATTTGCCTTATTATATTGCCATCTAAAGTTGTAGTGTGATTTATTCCTTTTGAACGCCATAAACCTAACCTTTGACTATAATGTTCGTCAAAATATTCCTCAGTACAAGAACGTTCTTGCCAATTTTCAAAAGGTCTTAAAACGGCTTCTTCGCATGGACGTTTGTTTCTAAAATCACTTGCTCTATTAATTATGTATATCATTTTTTTTTGTTTTAAAACTATACTTCATATTCATTTACGAGCCTTTCAATTTCCTCCTGTCTCCGCTTCTCCTGTGCGGCAGGGTTGTTGTACATAAATTTAGTATAGATGTTGTTTGCCTGTGAGTATATATTGCTTATTGTAAAGTTAGCTTTAAGCCATTTGTCGCTGATTTGCCATGCAGCCGTGGTAAACATTGTGACCATGTCATCTGGTGCCTGCTCACTTGCACTTACCTTCTTTAGCCATGTTATTAACTTTTTACAGTTTGCACCATCCTTAGCTGTCATGATATAATTATTCTTGTCGGATGGATATGTAACACCGGCAAGCCGTTCATAGGTGGAGGCAAAAGCGGAGAAACATAGGTAGGTCTCGGAAGGTTCGCGTTCCTTTACCTTTTCTTTAGCGCAACTTTCTTTTGGGTCAGAGTCAGTGTTCAGAGAATCATGGTAAGCCTGGCGAGAGAAAGGATTTTTTATTTTTGTTTTGGGGAGTGGATTTTCAAATTCACAACCTTTCTTTGTAGTATTCTTTGTAGTATTCTCTGTTGTACTCTCTGTAATAGTTTCGTTAATTTCACTATAACTGTTTAGTGGATTTAACTTATCAAGTTTAGTGGATTTCACTAAACTACTTTTGTTAATTTCACTAAACAACAAATCTGCATCAATCTCATAATGTGTTCTTGCTGGCACTCCTTTAAGGTACATATTCATAAAAGATAAACTTTTAAGCCTTAGTTTAGCACTCCTAAGTTCATTTGCAGTAAGCATTGTTTCATCCATTATTTCAGCATCACTTTTATAAAATGCTCTGCCGTTAACTGCGGAGTACCAATACATTATTTGACTAAGCAATAATCCAGATGTTACACTGCCAGTTAGCTTAATGTAAATTGGATAAACTGCAATAGGTCTTTGGTTTAGTTTTATTAGTATTTCTTTCATAATAATATTATAAAAAAAAAGGTGCAGACATTACATCTGCACCTATGTTTTTATTTTACTGACAAATAAATTCTATTTTTTACATTTTTGACATTATAATTGTAAATGTATTCAATATTACTAATTATAATATTTAAAGATGAGGCTTTTCTATATTGATCAGGATAATTAGTTACTTTTTTTACAAATTGATCCAATTGAAATTCTTTAATCTCAATACATTTTTTAATTGCTCTGCAATAATTAATAGTATTTGATTCATTAATAAAACCTTTAATTTTTCTCATACCTTCAAAAATATATTCAGCATTATTATGATTATTGTATTCAAATAAACCTCTTTTTAATAAATCAACATTTTCTGGTGATTTGCTTCTATTAGATGCTAAATTACTAATCGTATTATTAGTAGATAATTCTGCACAAATAGCTAAAGAAAAATCTTTGTTTGATTCATAAAGTTCATTTAATTTTATATAGTCTTTATATCCTAAATCACAATAACTTCTGACATAATCAATTAATGACCAATTTGATGAATTTGCATTTAAAGTAATTGCAGTATTTAAATCATAATCATCTACTTTAATGTAATAAATTTGTGAATTTGCTTTTTTTGCTGCTTCAAGTCTGTGTTGACCATCAACTACCTCGTAAAATTTGTTAACAATTATTGGAGTTTTTAAAAATCCATTATCTTTTATGGATTTTACCAATCTATCAACATGACCTAAATTAATATTTCTATTTCCATCTATAACTTTGAAAACAGAAAGATCAACAGTAGAATGAATCTGTAAATCATTATGGCTCATCGCTGGTAATGCGTCCGCCAAAATTGGATTTAATTGTAAATTGTTCATATAAAAAATTTAATAAGTTACAAAAAAAAATGCCCCAACTGTCGAGCATAGTTGAGGCAAGGTAAAACAATCGCTTGTTTTATTTCCTTTGAATAGGCTCGACTCTGTTCAAAGGATGCATAAATATACAATTAATATTTTATTAATCTAATACTTTATTAATTTTTTTCAGAAATTTGTTTGACCTCATTCCTATCCTCTATAAAGCCACTGCCATGGCTCCCTCCCACTATCTTTAGATACTGGTTCTCCACGCTGGCACTGTTTATAATCACTTGTGCAACATCTGCCACAACCTTGGCTTTGGCAATGTCATAGGTGGAGTCGGGATCGGTTAGTTCTTCAAGTACACTGAACAGGTGGTTGCGGAGGTCGCTGATTTTGTTCTTCATTTTGTTAATCTTTTAATTAAGTCGTTAAAATTATCTTGGCTTGTTCTGCCATTTCTGCGTTTATCATCGCCAAACATTTCTAATTTGTACTGCAAATCATGGAGTTTATTAAACACTCCTAATTCTTTATAGTGAGGATTTTCTACTACTTTGTACTTATACTCCTCCATTGCTTCCGCTAATATTCGAGCTTCGTCTTTTGTTAGTCTCATTTGCTATTCTTTTAATTTGGTTAACTAATTGCTGCACTTCCCTCAACTCTGGCGAAACACGGCTTGTCCATCTATTAAGGACTGCCAGTTCTCCCCGTGACATAAGGCAGAGGTTTTCAAGGTTATTATTGTCTATCTTGCCATCCATGCGGAAAACAACGTAGCCTTTGGGCACTGGGCCGTGTACTTGTTCCCAGTTATGCTTGGCAAGGGAGAGCCATCTGCCGTGGTCAACTTTAATCTCAATGTATTGCCCTAAATTCCTTAAAGTACCAATAGGCTTGTAATTGTAAGGAATGTTGCCTTTAACATAGCTTGATTCCACTAACCTTGCACGGTGTTCTGGGCTTAATTGTTTGCCTTTGTTCCAAGGGGTAAAGCCTTTTTTAAAGCAAGTGCTTCTAAAAGGTGATTTTATTCTACCTATTCCAGATACACGACGCATATTTAAAGATAAAAAACCTTTACACTTCTTAATACCAAGTTTACTGGCTGCTACTCCGATAGACACAGATGTTCTGCCCATCATTAAGGATAAATCTTCATTGTGTATAAATGGGTAATAGGTTTTTAAAAACTCTATTTCCTCATCTTTGTAACGAATCTTTACACTTTTTTGAATATCATTCCCCATGATGTAACAGATTTTTCATCGCAATGAAATTTAAAATTATATTGCTCAAACATCTCTATCCATTCATCTTTACTTTTAAGGTTAATGTGTCCCCATTCGGCATCCCACTCTGGTGTAGTTCGATTTGGAGTAGATGTAAAATAGAAATACTTTGTACAGGCTTTGCTTAGTTCCGGAAGGATTAATTTTAACTCCTCATCATATATATGCTCAAATACTTCTGTGGAATAAATAGCATCATATTTGCCTTTTACCTTAAACTTACCTTTTGGTAATAAATACCTGTCTGAATCAACTCCTTTGCTAATAGCAAATTCTCTTTCATAAATATTTATATCATAACCCATATACTCATACAAGTTATTATTGATACAAGCAGATAAGAAAAAGCCAAGTCCAGAACCAAACTCATACACGCTTTTGCAGCCCATTGTTTTAAGGCATTGCACACCGTTGCCGTGTAAATTAACAAGGCTTTGGTAGTTGGTGGTGGTAAAGCCAAGTTCAACGGATTTTTCAAAGAAGAATTTATCGTCTATCATTTTTAAAATTCTAAGTTAGGAAAACTTGTTTTAACTGTCCAGTATTCAGTTGATAAATTAGATCTGACTTTCCATAAATTACTTGTATGGTAGCCAGACTTATAAAAGCATTTGCAGATGTTATCAACTATCTCCTTTGGCTTCATTCCTCTGTTGTATTTTCTATAAATATATTTCTTACAACCTTTGTACCTTGGAAGATTCATAACGCTTGCCCAACCATCTATCATCGACTGGTAATCATTGTACGCTTGAAAGTCACATGGTACTTTCTTTCCTCCTCTGTAGCAGTCATCCATTGCTTTTATCTTACTTCCTTTACCGGTGTACTTTATTCCTCCAGGGTTTAATGCTTTTAACATCAACTTACTTTCTAATCCATTACTGGTTGCCTCAATAACAAAAAAGGCATAGATAACAGATATAGGCAGATTAGTCTTCTTGTGCATAGAGTAAAAGAAATCATCATACATAAATCCTAAATAAATGCGTCTTAATTCTACTAATGACTTTCCTTTCAATCTTTGGAATCCAACTGCATCCATATAATCGTACAGTTCATCTTTTTCCATGCTCTTAATGGTATTGCCAGGAAGATTCTTAACATCAATGATAGCAGTATTCTCCTGCGGATATTCCTTTGCTGGATTAGGCGCAGAGTTCTTGGCTCGATAGCTACCTCCTGCAAAACTGCTAATGAACATAGAAAGGCAGAAGGCAATGCCGAGGAGGATGAATTTAAAGATGTGTCGCTTGCGAGTGATGGGAGAGTAAACTTCCCATTCAAATTGGTTTTGTTTCATACTAATTGATTTATAAATGTTGGTTAAAATGGCAAATCTTCGCCAAGGTCTAATTTGCCTACTGGCGGAGTAGTTGTGTGCGGAGTAGCTTCTGCGGTTGGCTTTCCTCCAAATTCTAAAGATGTGATTCGGCAGTTTATCATACCAACAGGCTCACCGTTTTTCATGTAAGAATTTACCGTGCCAGATCCTTCTGCGACAATGTAAGTTCCCTTTGTAATGAATGGCGCAAGTTTAACAGCTCTTTCTCCCCATACAGAACAACCTACCCAAATAGTTTTTTCTCCAGCATTTGCACCATACACTTTTTCGGTGTGAGCAATACTAAAAGAGCATACAGTTGTATCTCCTACTGTCTTTAATTCAGCATCACTGCCTACTCGTCCAGAAACGATTAATTTTATCATAATTATTTTTTATTTGCAAATATATATAAAATTGTATAACTTTGCATAAATAATATAAAAAAATGGATGTACTAACGAAAAAAAAGAAAAGCGTGTTATTAGATGAGGTTACACATCGTAACCTTATTATTACACAAATTAAACTATCGGCAAAAGCTGGAAAGAAGATGCCACTGGTTGAGATTATTAATTATCTATGTGCAGATTGGCAAAAAAACAATAAATGAAGGCTACTATATTCACATCTTCTAAGAGTCAAGCTACTGATTACTACAGGACGATAGGTCCTTTCTCTCGTATTGCATTGCAAAAGAAATTTGAGTTAATCATTTGCCAACAGGAAAAAGCAGTCTGGCATGATATTTATAATACCGATATAGTAATTATCCAGCGTCCTAACTCAACTGCCTCTCTTGGTATCATGGCTGATGCAAAGCGAATGGGGAAGGCTGTTATAATTGACTTTGATGATCACTTATTAAATGTGCCAGAGGATAATCCTGCGTCTGCTTATTTTAGCAATCCACAGGTGCAAAAGCAAATACAAGATACTTTCTTATTTGCTGATGTTATCATTGTATCTACACAAAAGCTATATGAGTTATATAAACCATTAAGCCATGATAAGCCTATGTTTGTCATACCTAATGGATGGTCACCTACTGACCTACCAATGATAAAGGTAGAGGAGCAGCACAATCCTCCAAGGTTTATATGGCGTGGTGGTAGTACGCACTTTGCAGACTTACATACCATAAAGGAGCAGCTTAACAAGGCCATGGAATTAGACACAGAGTTTACATTCTTTGGTATGCCTAAGTTCATGATGTACGACTTTAGCAAGAAGGCTAACTTTGTGGAATGGAATAGTATGTTTATCTATTTTACATTCATGCAAAGGATAGAAGGCGATTATGGTTACTATCCATTAGTAAGGAATGAGTTTAATGAAAGTAAGTCTAACATCTTTGCTATTGAATGTTTAGCCAATGGTATGCCAGTGTTAGCAGATGTTTACTTTAAGGAGTTTAATATACCTGGAGTAATGTGTTACGATACACCTCACCAGTTCTTTGACCTTATCTTAGCTATTATAGCTGGCAACATTAATAAGCTATCTCTCGTTAAGGATGGAAGGAAGTACCTTAATGAAGTGTTACACATAGACTTACTTAATCAAACACGATACAAGATACTAAAAGGACTATAATGCCATACATACCTAAGTACATACAGTCAAGCATTAACAAGGCTAAGATGATGCGTAAGCCATCTGGTGAGCAAGGTAATTATAACAGTGCATGGCAGAAGGTTAGCGTAAACTATAGACGTGCCAATCCATTGTGTGAGGTGTGCTTGGTGTTAGGTGAGATGGTTGACATAACACCAGGTGATAGGAAGGGATGTGTTGACCACATGATACCTATCACGCGTGGTGGTTCTATGTATAACTTAGGCAACCTATTAGCACTATGTAAGTCTTGCCATGATACTAAGTCTATCTTAGAGAAGACATCTGTTGCACCTGTACCTATCTACATGGATGCAGATGCAAAGATACTACCGAAGGACAAGGCAGATGTCGTTACATGGCTGGCACAGATGGTGCAGAGGAAGAGGAGCATGGAACAACAAGGAGGAGCATGAGTACAAGGTCAGCACGAGGTCGGAGAGGCACGAAGGACCGGGGGAGGGAAGGAATTATGCCAAAATCCAGATTAT